TTGTTTCGTTATTCAGTAGTAGCAAGCGTCTGCAAATCCGATTGCGATGATGTCATCCATCTTTGTTGTGGTTTGTGGGTGCATCTTGCCGTTAGCATACCAAAGAATGCACTCCATACCAGTTGTGTATTTCCTTGCTTGAACATAGAAGATGGGTCGCTCAGGGTGTCCACCACTGATGACCTTCAACTGCCCTACTGTTGAGGCTTCATCGAGGTCATCGAAGTAATGGGTCAATGTAGTTCCGTTGCCGATGTATGCATTCCGTGTGTCGCCTGTTGTGCCATTCAATATCCGTTGTGGGTTGCTCAAGCAATGTCCATAGCCAGCGAAATATCCATCTGTTGATACGGAATACTCGTAATCAGTCTTGACCGAGATTACACAGCCCTTGCCGCGATTTCCACTGTTCTTTCCAACTATTTGTGTTGTCATTTATTTTTCACCTCCTGTTGTCTTATTTTGAGCAGGGTAAGTGCGGGTGTTCCCACAATTCTTGGTGCAGATACAGGTAGGCGAGTCAGCACCAACTGGTGTAAATCGTAGGTCGCAGACCCAATTCTCGTATTGCATTCAGAGAACCCCCAGTATGAGATTGGCTATTGTGTCCAAAATCACTGTGTATGGCATAATCATTTGTAGGTGAGAAGCGATGAACTCTCCATTGCGTAGCATCTCCCTTCGGAGAGGTGCATTCCATATTGCTCGTATTGCGTTTATCCATGTTCTGATGACTGACATTGTTCAAAGCCACTAAGCATTTGCTTATCAATACTTCTGAATCTGACTATCCTATTGATATCAATAGAATATGTTTGATGTTCGCTGGGTGTTTCTCGTCATAATACGAAATGGTAAAGACCCTCAACTCAACAGATTTGGAATCAAGGTGTTAGCATGGCTCATACAAATCCCCCTATCAAGCCACCAAATCGACCAAAGAAACCAGTCACATTCAACGACATGATGTTAATGGTTCTCGGTATTCCACTAATTCTGAGTTGGCTTGGTTTTGCTTGCTATGTCATCTATTCAGGAATCCAAGATGATACTGGACAAGTGCAATCTAATCTCGATTTCTATGTGGCTCTAATCGCCATCGTAGGTTCACCCGCTTTGCTATTCATGAACTCGGTCTTGGAGTCATGGAAGCAAGAGCAAGCCGCAGAGTTAGGGGCGTTGCCAAATCGTATTGATTCTGAACTTCAAAATGCATCTGCATACTTACTTCATGGAAAGGATTTGGAGATGTGTAGTATTACTCACGAACATGAGCAAGCCGCACTAAGGCAGAAGCATGATTTGGACATGGATGAATACAACACCAAGAAAGGAAAAAAAGGAGTGTGAATAAATGGAAATAATGGGCGTTGAAATGGAACTTTGGATTGTGGCTTTGGCCGCGATACTCGGACTTGTAATTTGGGGATTGAAGAAGTATCAGAAAGTCACGGCAGATGGTAAAGTCAGCCTTGATGAAATAATTGATACTTTGACTGAGAGCGAGGGAAAAATAGACGATGTTGTTGATGCAGTTGAAGATGTTGTTGATGCGATGGAAGCCAAGAAGAAAACAGAGTTAGTTGAACTCTGCAAAGCGAAGGGGCTACCAACATCAGGAACTAAGGCTGAGTTAATTGCAAGACTTGCAGAATCAGACCAAACACCTGTCGAAACCGACACGGCATAATTGAAAATGATGAGGGATTTTTTTTGACAGATTCAGACGAACTCAAACACTTGCGCGAATCCATGAATCAAATGAGAGATGATATTTCATCAATCAAGGAAAACCATCTTGCACATATCGAGAAAGATATGGCTAATTTGAGAACCACGATGGCCGTTGTTAGAACTCGATTAGAACCAGTTGAGAAGTTCGTTGAGCAGTGGAATCAGAAAATGATGGTTCTATTCATTTCCGCAGTATCAGCCAGCGTTGGAATACCAATGTTGTTGTAATCCGATACCGTCAATATCCTCGCCTCTGAATGGAGTGGAGTAGGAGCGAATGGCATTGACTCAAGAAGAAGCAGATTCAATTATTGATGTTGTAAATGAAAGGGCTACGGAACTCCGTCAATTGATTATCACATTGGCCTCGATTGTTGCTCTCATCTTACCAGCCGCAGAAGCGATTGGGATTGTTGATTTTACACCACTGGGGAATGGAGATGATGAGTGGGTTGGAGATGATGATTGGGAATGGGAAGATGACTTCACCTGTGGTGATGGCTCGACCATTCAAGCATCACTTTTTGATGACGGCTACAAGAATTGTCGAGATGGTTCAGATGAACCCGAAGATGAACCCGAAGATTGTGAAGAAACGGATAGTTGTGAAGAACCCGAAATCATCTATGGTTGCACCGATGAAGATGCTTTGAATTATGATGAAAAAGCATGGGAAGATGACGGTTCATGTGAGTTTGAGGAAGAAGAAGAAACATGGGGTTGCACCGATGATGAAGCAACCAATTACGACCCCTACGCAGACAACGATGACGGCTCTTGTGAATATCCACCTGTTGAGGCGGAATCATGTGACCCAATCATGTATGATGCATTGTGGGAATACGATAACGAAACATTCCTTTTCACATGGGATGCTGATTTGGCGTGTGATGATGAGCCACAAAATCTCACAGTGATTTGGACAATTTACCACAATGAAAGTGGCAACTGGACAGGGTTGCAAAATCAGTTGACCTACGAAACATATTACCAAGATTGGGATTATGTGAATCTAACAAATGGGTTGATTGGAACTGGCAAATATGATATATTCGCAACCTTTGTGATTCATGGTGAATACACCCAAGCAGTGAACTGGTATGGAATCGAAGTCTGATGGATGAATCGTGCTGTTTAATCATCGCACTGTTCATTCTATCATTCATGTTCCTTAACCCCGATAAACTTCCATGATGGGGTATGGTGAAAAACCGGAAAGCATCTCGATAACACATGGCGGAGCGTCAGCGCAGTTTAATTGACCGGCTTTTGAGAAGGCGAGCCGACCCTTCTGATGCTGAAAAATTAGCCAATTTAATCAACGGTCAAAATACTTCCAAATCAGATGAAATAACTTGGGATGGAAAGACACTCGCATCTCTTGCAAAAATTGGAGTTGCCACTACTGTTGGTAGGCAATCTAAGACGGGGGCAGACACCCAAGTTTCATACCACCTTCTCAGGCAGATTTCACTGAAATCAGAAGTGGTTAATGCAATTCTTCGTAGGTGTGTTGATGACACATTGGCGAATGGATATCAGTTTGTTCTTGCGGAAGGAAAAGAGGATGGAAGCCAAGACCAATTGGAAAAGATTCGTGAGTTCTTCCAACGACCCAATCCTGATGATATGGGTGATGAGTGGCTGGAGTCGCTTCTGTTCGATTTAATCCTCTTTGGGGATGCCTACTTGGAACTCGATGGAAGTGCCGACAAATCGTCTGTAAATGGTGAAGATTGGGTGTTTGGTGGCGACCTTCAAGCAGTGTGGACAATACCAGCAGAAACCATGAAACTCGTTCCAGCAAATCAGACTCCGAAGCCTCCCAAGATGGCGTATGTTCAGACCATCGACAAGAACACAAGAAAGTTCGATGCAAAGAAGGTAATTCACATCTCCAAGTTTAGACAAGGAAGGGGCTACGGCTCAAGTCCGTTAATTCCTCTCATGGAGATTATTGCAGGGCAGTTGAATCTGTCTAACTATCTCAATATGCTTTACACTGGAACTCTGCCCAAAACCATCCTGAATGTTGGTGATATTTCCAACAGTGAGATGAAGTCAATGTTGGGTCTTATCGAGCAACAACTCTCAGGTGGAAAATCACCGTTTGGACTGATTGCAATAAACGGTGGAAGTGGATTCAATATGCACCGATTGATTGACTCAACGAGAGAGGGGGCGCAACTGGATTTGCTCTATTACTACCGAGAAGAAATCTGTGCGGTATTCGGAATCCCCCCAATGAAACTGGGGTGGGTTCAGACGGGTAAGTTAGCAAATCCTGAGCAACAATTGGATGCTTGGTATGATGTTATCGAATCCTATCATTCAAGACTATCTTCAATGATGAATAATCGCATAATGCCCCTGCTTGGAATTACTGATTGGAAGTTCAAGTTCATCAGCATTAGACCATCGAGAGAAACAGAGAGAGCAGAAACTCTCAAGGCTCAGGCTCAGGCTCTTTCATTACTCAGACAAGAGGGTGCAATTTCCATCAACGAAGTTAGAGAAATCTTGGGCTTCCCACTAATTCAGGAAGAAGATGCAAACGACCCATTCTTCATCAGTCCGAAACTTTCAATCAATCAACCACAGGACACAGAAGATGGTGTCGATTCCGACACGATAGGTTTGGATGAATTATTTCCGAATCCGATGGATGACGATGACGAGGAAGATGATTTGGAAATGCCGAAGTTTAGTGAGCCTGAATCTGAGGTCACTTATTCGGCTGAACAACTTCAAGACCTGAAAAAAAAAATCACTGATGCGAGCCAAACTCAATACGATAGAATTGAGAGGTCGACAACAAGAGAAACCGAGAAGAAGTTTCTCCAACATCAACAAGAGTTCGCTGATAGGTTAATCGAAAGAATATCTGAGCAAATTAACCCCAACGATGTGTTTGAGTATTCACTCGGAGATGTGTCGAGGCCGACAGGTTCTATGGATGGAAAAATCACCAAAGCAGTTGGTGGAGATGAGTTGGTTTGGATGATTGATTTACTCGATAGAGAATTACAGGAACTTCTCGACAAACAAACCGTTGCCGCTTCCACATCTTTGACTGTCGGGTTCGACAGCACATTGGCGGCAATGGCTTCTGCAACTGGGATTGGAATATCGTTTGATTTGCAAGATGCAGAAGCAATGAGATATTGGAATGCTCAATGGAGAGTTCCGGCGTTGAGGAATACACTTGGGGCATACAGAAAAGAGGTAATGTCCGTATTCCAACAGGCAATTACTGAGAACCAAAATTGGCAATGGGTATCGAGGAACATGAGATATCGAATCGACCCAACTGGCAAGGCATTTCCAAATTATTACTACAAGAGAATTGCACGAACTGAAACACGCAGGGTTGTGGTGAATGCACACCTTTCAGGAATGAAGAAAGTTGGATTCAAACAAGTGCAAAGATTGGTCACAATTGACACCGTGACCGACAAAGATACTTGTGTTCCATTTGAGAATGCGGTGTATCGACTTGACAAGGCTGGTGGAGTTCTGCCAGCCCATCCAAACTGTCGTTGTGATTTTGTTGCATACGAACCGTCAGACGAAGTATCACCAGTTGCACCAATACCCGATGATGAGATTCTCAGACCGGATGTTGAGGGTGCAGAAGATAATCTGTTGGTGTGAGAATAATGGCGAGTAAAGGGGGCAATCCATTCTCCAAGTTTGCCGCCGATTTAATGCGCGGAAGCAAGACAATGAAAACCAAAACAACATTGCGATTTGTTGATATTTTGGCTAACCGGATTTTGGTTAATGCAAAGAAAAGAGTTGTGGTCGATACTGGTGCGCTTCGGGCGAGTGGTCGAGTCGAAATGGGCTTCACACCAACACAGAGAATTGTTGCATTCGGTGGTGGTGGAACGAATGTCGATTATGCCAAAGTGATTGAGTTCGGAAGATTCAGTCGCGCACCATTTCCAGCACGACCATATCTCCGACCTGCGTTGTTAGAAGAAATGGGTGCATCGAGAAAAGACATCAAGAGAGAGTTGGAAATCTCACTGGCGGCATACAAGAAACACTACGGGTTTTTGTGATTTATTATGGGTGGTGGGAAGTTTGACTGATGCCCTTTCTGCATGGGGATGCAAAGGCGAATCAGTCAAGAACCATCACTTCTGAGGAAGGAGATATGTCCAAGACTTTCGATATTGATGATGCAACCATAGTCGAGGATAATACCTTTGAATCTAAGGCTGGAAAGTCAATGCCTGTTGAGATTCATTACAGGATTATCACACCCTTCAAAGTCGATAAGGCAGTTCAACCATCTGATGCAGATGATGTGAAGATTCGTGGGGCAGTTTATGTCGGTGGAGATGATATGCTCGACAGGCATGGAGAGTTAGTTGAAGCAAAGGCAATCATGACTGCTTGGGAGAAGTATTCCAAGAATCCAGTCATACTATACAACCACTCCAAAACATACGGTGTTATTGGTCGAATGACTGATGTGACTATGGAAGAAGTCAATGGTGTTTCTATGCCAATGGGAAGTGCAGTAATTGATGGTGGCGAGAAAGACATCACGCGCAAGATACGAAAGGGAATGCTCAAGGCATTTTCAATCGGGTTCATTGCTAAAGCGGCAGTCAAGGAATGTGCAGATGACGACAGTTGCTACATGAAGTTCACCGAGATTGATTGGGTCGAAACTTCTGTGGTCGATGTTCCAGCAAGCCCCGATGCTCTGTTCTCAGTTCAGAAGTCTGTGCGTGTCGGACTCGACACACATGATTGCAACTGCGGTGGAGATTGTTGCGATGAAGAACCTGCTGATGGTCACAGTTCCAAACTCGGATTCGATGCTACCGAGAAACACATAGTTCGCATCGAAGAAGATGACGAATATATCACAGTCGTTTATGGGAAGTCAGATGAGTGGGAAGGAATAGATGTCGATACTGGAGATATGCCGGAAGAAGCAGGGTATTCTGATGAAGAAGATGACGAATACAAATCAATTTCAACCATTTTAGACAGGTTGGAATCCATTGAGAATAAAATTGATTCAGGCGATTCCGTTAATACCCCCCACTCATCACCCGTTAGTTCAATGACCTCCGAAGAAATGGACATCATCACCGAAGATGCAGTTGCAACTGAGGAAGAAACCGCAGTTCTCGACACTCCCGAAATTATGGAAGATGTTGTCGAACAGACAACCGAGATAGAGGCAGTCGAGGAAAAGACTGTTGAGGAAACTGAGGAAGTTCCAATGCCTTCTCCAAGAGAGGCTCTTATCGAGGTCGCATCAGCCCTCAAGACCATTATGGAAACTCTTGACATGATGCAGAAATCAGAAGTTGTTGACGAGGAAGTTGTTGACGATTCAGATGACGAACTTACATCCCTAAAGGCAGAGTTAGATGCTCTGAAAACAGAGAAGGCTGACAGGGAAGCAGAGGAAGCACTTGAGGCAGAAGTAGCCAAGAGAGTTGCAGACAAACTTGCAGAGGTTGGTATTGATTCCACACCTGAGCGCAAGTCTATACCAGTATCAGAGGAAAAGACCTCTGATGTCACACGATTCGACCCACAACCACACATGACGAAGGGAATGAATGGACTGGCTTCATGGCTTGAGTCCAACTTAACATCAAGGTGAGGAAGAAGGTCAGAAACCAAAAAAAAAATGGAGAATGAAAAAAATGTCAGAAGAAGCAGATTTTAATGATGTCGTTGAGAGAGTTAAGAACGCCCTTGCTGGTGCTTCGGCCTCTGCTGGCGGCACAATGCTACCAACCGAAACCGCCGATGAGATAATCGAGATTGTCTATGAGAGAAACTTCATGCGAGGACTCTTTCCAGCACTCCCGATGTCACGCAAGACTGTGAATGTGCCGAGCCTAACTGGTTCAGTCGCTTTCCATGAGCAGACACTCTCCGATACTGAGGCCGGAACTGCCCAAGCAGAGTCCTCTCAGACCACTGGAGAACTTGTCATGAATCTCAAGACCATGATTGCCAATGTGCCAGTAGGAAACTACCTAATCGCATACGGCGTTGAGGGTCTATTATCCGTCATCCGTGACGACATCGCAAGCCGTCTTGCTTACAATGAGCAATCCCTACTAATCAATGGTGATACTGCTACTGGAGCATCCTACGGAGATAACATCAACGGTATCTATCACGCATCCACTAACTCAACTGGTGTAAATGCAACTACCAACGATTACTTACTGATGTTCGATGGACTACGAAAGTCTGCTGGCAAGTCAGTTCTCGTAAGCGGAACTTTCGCACTATCCCATGTCCGTGAGGCAATTGACGAACTCGGCGTATATGCTGAGAATCGAGATGACCTTGCAATGATTGTGCCTCGCAACCTTGAGGTTCAACTTCTCGGAATCGAGCAACTACAAACTGTCGATAAATACGGCGGTGGGGCAACCATCCTAAGCGGCGAGGTCGGCAAGATTTACGGAATCAGAGTATTCGCAACATCTGCTATCGCAACCAACCTACACTGGGATGGAACTCACAAGGCAGTTGGTGGTTCAAATGTTCACACCAAGACTACTGCTCTGCTACTTCACACACGAAGTCCGATGATTGGAAACCCCACCATCGCAGACCGCAGATTCAGCATAGACTTCCATGACGAGCCTACAAAGGACAGGTTCGTTTTGATTCCACGACAGGACATCGCATTCGGTATTCGATACACCAATGCAGTGTGCAGATTCAACGGAATCAACACAGTCTGAAACTGTTGAAGCAGACCTTGCCTAACGGCATACAGTCTGACGGCTATAATCAGCCGACAGGCTGGGTCTGTCGAGCATGGTGATAAACCACCACAGGCGAGCCTTTCAATATGGTTGAGATTGGCTACACCTTCGGTGGCATTATCGTGGAAATAAACGGAGTGTGCTGTTAATGACAATCGGCTGGTCAATGGGGCAGTTAATTGTCGATGAAGGTGCAACTTCTGCGATTGATTATTGCACTCTCGCTGATGTTGAAGCATACACAGGAGTTGACTTCTCAGAAGGCATTGGTGCTACCGAAGCACAGATTGCTTCAATGATTGGAAATGCATCAAGATTGGTTGATGCATACGCTGGTGTTCAGGTTGCTGGAACAGTTCAGGCAACAGAGTATTTTGATGTCAATTCATTTACGAAACATATTGTGCTGGCGGTTCGACCAGTTGCTTCCATTACTAACATTTACACCGTCAATGATAGTGGTGCTGAAACGGCTCTTGTGCAGGGAAGGGTTCGCAACACAGATGACTACTGGCTACATGACTCTGACGCTGGCATTGTTAGGTTCATGGGGCAGTTCACAGACGATGGGGTAGTGGCTATGAAAGCAGTGTATATCGCTGGTAATGCAACCCCAACTATCGAAGCAAAGATGGCTACGATAATGATGGTCGCAAGGAACGCGGCTCGCTCTGCTTTGAATGACGAAGGATGTATGGAGAGAGTCAAGGAAATGTGGTCAAGATTACTCAAGTCATCTGAGAGTGATTTGAAGGAAATGTTGGAACTTGTCAAGAGGCATTCAACTGTTGCAGTTGCAACTTTTGGATTGGATGGGAATTACTGAGGTGCGTGTCGGTGTCGATAGCAAGCACAGGAGTTCCAGCAACAGACCCACACACAATGTTGTCGAGTCTGCTCACAACAAACATGACTTCACCCGATGGGGTTTGGACTCCAGTAGTTAATTCGGGATGGCTTGAATACAAGCGTCAAAAGAACTACCAAATATCCATCTATCCTCTCTATACTGATAATCGGGCAATCAATCTCACAGGTGGTAGTTCAACAACTCAAGCGAACTTAGTGACTGGGTATTACAACATCTGTCTTTATGCAGATACGAGAGCAAAATTATGGTCATTATTTCAGAAGGCAATGTTGGTTTTGAATAACCAAACTTTGACCTCACCACAATCGGGAAGTGGCATGACTGGAGTGGGTGGAAGTGGATATCATTTCGTTAGAGTAGTTCGCTCTGAGGAAGGCAAGACAATCGAGTTCAAAGACAAGGACTGTGGAATGGATAATGAGAAGTCTGAGATAACTGGATATCGAGCAGAAATCACGGTTTCTTGCCGTTGGAATGAATGATTCTCCGATTCCTTGAATAACCCCGAATAGGCGGTTGATGGTTATGGGTCTAATGGATTTGAAGAAGGCTGAACTTGTCGCACTATGCGAGAAGCATGAACTCGATACGGAAGGTAGCAAAGCAGAACTCGCTGAGAGGCTCGCCCCAGTCGTTGATTGGGATGATGATGAACCCTCAGAGGAAGTAGTTGAAGAAGTAGTTGAAGAAGTAGTTGAAGAAGTAGCCGTTGAACCTGACTACGAACACCCTGATTTGCCCTCTCTTTCTGATATCACTGATGTCGAATATGATGAAGAAGCAGATGTCGAAGTTTTCATTAGTGCGGTGTTTGAGGAATACTGCAAGAGAGAGGTTTCTGAGTTTGAATTGAGTCATTACAGAAAGGCTCTGACATTCCACAACACACTGACTTTGGAAAACTTCGTCTTGGGTATCAAGAACTCAGATGAAGCAAGGTCACTGTGAGAGTTTGTATCAATACAGAATCAAGGTTCTCCGTGTTGTCGATGGCGACACAGTTGACGCAAGAATTGACTTGGGTTTCAAGATTCATCATAACATCCGAATCAGGATTTATGGATTGAATACTCCCGAAGTAAGAACGAGAGATTTGGAAGAAAAGAAGCGAGGCTTTGCGGCCAAAGACCGACTCAAGGAAATGATTGCCGAAGCAGACAAAATTATTCTGCAATCTCACGGTGTCGGAAAGTTCGGAAGGTGTCTTGGTTCGGTGTCGGTTTCGACAGGCGGTGCAACCTATGATGTTGCTGAAAAACTAATTTCAGAAAATCATGGTGTTGCGTATTTTGGCGGAAAACGAAAGTGAGTATCAGAACCATCAATAACACCAATTGAGAAGCCTTGTTTCATTCCTTACAAAGACCCATCGAAACGAGCCGCTTACAATCGTAGGTATCAGAAGAAAAGATACCAAGAAAACAAGGCTTCGTATCTTCATAGAAACAAAGAAAGAAAGAGGCAATTGAAAGAGTGGTATAGAAAAATCAAACACGATTCTAACTGCACCGATTGCAACATCTCCGGCTATCCTCATTCGTGGCTCTTAGAGTTCCACCACTTAGACGCATCAACCAAACACAAGACTCTCAATATGATGGTTCACGATGGATATTCTCAGGAGAGGATGCTCGCAGAGATGGAGAAGTGTGTAGTCCTATGTTCCAATTGCCATCGAATCCGGCATCAACAAGAATACACTCGGCGTGGTCAGAAAACACAATTTTGAGAGGAAAAACCATTGATTTACCCTATCTATTGATATAGGGGAAGCCCCCCGTAGGTCAAATATGACCTACACAGCCAAGCAAATCCGCGACTACCACAAGGGCGGAAGCAACAACCCTGAGAACAACAACAAGAACATCTGCGCTCTTGAGTGTGCAAAGGCTCTTGGAGTCGCTCACCAAACCCGATACCTACACACCATCACCGATTTAGTCCGAGCCGCACGAACCACATACACAGTAAGAAGCCGAATGTCAAAGGTCAAGGGCAAGTCAGTCGGTGGCGCACGAAAGATTCTTGCAAAGGTATCTGCAACAGACACAGTTGGAACAATCATTGGCTACATCATCAGAGTCGATGGTCATGTTATCCTAACACTACCTGACGGAAGCACCCACACCGACACCGCCCCACGAACAAGAGATGCACGAAAAATCACACACTGCTATGCGGTCTATGGCAACTGATTCCACCAAGAAATGAAATGAAAAAAAGGAGATGGAAAATTAGGGGTCTTACACCCAATCAAAACTGGAGGGTCGCCTGATGGCGGCTCTCCTTTTTTTTTTGAAAATCCAGCATTTCATAACGGTGGGAACTGCCCACCAAAATTATGTCGAAGTCGACAGACAAGAAACTCAGAATCCTGTGGGGTTCAGAGCAACCAACAAGGCCAACTGGATATGGAACGGTGACAAGAGAAATCTGCAAGAGATTAGTCGAGAGAGGACACGAAGTTTTCATCATGGGTTGGGATTACAATGGCGAGGATTTCAAGCACGAAGAAGGTTGGACAATGGTTCATGCTGGCATCTCAGGATATGGTGCTGAGAGGCTCAGTGGCGACCAAAGCCCGACAGTCTTGGAATACCATCTGATGCGACTAAAGCCCGACCTCTATTTCACACTCAACGACCCGTTCTATATCGGTTCGTCAGTGGTCAGCACAAATCGTATGGAGATTCCCTATGTTGCCTATATGCCGATTGACGGATATCCAATATCCTACGCTTGGAAAGATGTCCTCAAGATGCTTCACACACCACTTTGGATGTCTAATTTTGGAAAAGAGGTGTTCTCAGACTTCATTGATGATTACCATAGTGGAGGAAATGCCTCTAAGACGCTACGAGAACCTCTCCTTGACCGATATAGGGGTAAGGGCGGGGAAGTGCTACTACATGGCGTTGATACGCTTGTATTTGCCCCTATATCGGAAGAACAGAAGCAGGTCATCAAGGAGAAGTTCGGAATCCCCCATTGGAAGTTCATTTTTTCATCTGTTGGCCGCAACACAAATCGAAAACAGATACCAAGACTTCTGCAAGCATTTAGGAATCTTCTCGATGAGGCAGATGACCCCAATTCAATAGGACTTCTAATCCACTGTGGAGATGCTACCGATACGATGGGAATGGGTGGCTGGGATTTGCCATTAACTCTCAGGCAGATGGACTTGCTGGATAATGTTCGGTTCACAGACAAAGGCAACAATCCACTGATGGGTTTGAGCAGAGAAGAACTGGCTATGGTATATGCAGTTTCAGATGTTCATGTGTTGGCTACTGGTGGAGAAGGATTTGGAGTTCCAAGTGCAGAAGCAATGTCCACTGGAATCCCAATCATTCTGCCCGATAATAGCACTGGGTCAGAACTCACTGGTGGAAAACTGGCAGATGGGCAAGAGGTTGTCGAAGCCGACAGGGGATGGTTGGTGAAATGCGTGACTTCGATTTGCGGTGGAAAGTGGTCAGTCAATATGGGGCTGGTCGATATCGAAGCCCTACAACTTGCGATGCAATCTGCAATTGATAATCCTGAAATCGTGGAAGAACTTGGAAGGAATGCGAGAGATTTCGCAGTGGAAAATCTCGATTGGGAAGTCATAGTTGACCAAGCAGAAAGGATTCTCAGAAAAGCCGCAACTACCAAACACCCACTGGGCAGACACGCAACACTGGGGATGTGAGATATGAGCAAGAAAATCAAGAAGGCTGTGGCCTGTGGAAAGAAGTGGAGATGCAAGTGTGAACACCACAATCTCAGGTGCATCATTCCAGTCGATTTTCCACAGGGAGATTCTCGGATAAGATTCGTTTCAGAATTAACCAATATGGGGGCTGAATTACACACTGAGGATTCCGACCACAGATGTAATTTGTGTGAATTAGAAAGACAAGATGGAAGAAGGGCAGGGTATCTTCAAATTGACCCGAAAGATGGGAAGGTAAAATCGAAGGCATTGATTGATAGATTGCAGAAGGAAAGACGGGCTAAACAGAAGAAGTTAGTCTAACCGATTCAGTTAATATCCTCAACGACTGCCTTTGGGTTCATGGCAGTTCACTCATTCACAGGAGTCACTGGAAAAATAACGGCATCGGGGAATGTGGTGGGCTTCGTTAGTGGCGACTTGACACTTGCAACTGCAACGGGCAAATACACGACTTTGGGTGGAAATACAGCAACCGCGC